CGTCACACAGCCCCCTTCCAGACCTGCCGCCAAGCCTTATACTAAGGACATCGAGGGGGCAAACAGTAAGAGGCAGCGACAAACTGCTGCCCGCCACCCTCTTTACTTTTCCACACCCCTGTGGAAAACTCAAAAAACTAAAAATCTCAAAAAGTCAAAAAAACAGAATTTTATGTTTTTGAGATTTTTAAAAAAATGAGTTTTTTCAATTTTAATCTTTAATCACAATGATGACTGCTATTAGCTTCAAAAACTTGAATTCATCTGCTATTTCATCCATAAAAGTGGAAGATAGTAGTGTATTCATCACTTTTCAGAGTAAAAACCCTAAAGAATATGAGTATAACTGTGAAAATGTTGAAGAATTTACTAATAACATCAAAAAAATAGTAAATGACCCTGAAAAGTCCTTGGGAAGGTATATTAACCAACAAATCAAGGATAAAGCTATTACTATCAAGGATATCTGACCTCTACTAAATATTGCACTAGTCAATTCTGAATCATGTCCAAGAGCTACAAGTACAACGACGAATTCCAACAAGACGACTACATCGACGAAGCAGAATCATATGGTTACGAAGTAAAGAATATTAGGCGTCAGCGTAAGAAATCAGTACGTAAGTTCAAAGACTACACAGAATACGACCAACAGGACCAGTGAGCGTGCCAGTTTAGGTAGTGGCACCACCCCACTTGCAATTGGTCTGCAGGTGGGGCATACTATAAGAGTCAAACAAACACAGCACCAAATGCGTAAGATCGAATCCCAGATGAACGCTGCTATCAAGGCAGACAAGAACTGGTCTTCGGGTAACACTCAGGTTGTTACCAATGACGGTGTGTCCACTGTCTACCTGCACGGCAACAAGATTGCTATGGTTGATGACACCACCATGACCATCTTTGATGGTGGTTGGCAGTCAGTCACCACCAAATCACGTCTGAATGCACTCTGCTCTGAGTTCTGTATTGCTGGCGAAGGTGTATTCCAGAAAGACTTTCTGTGGTACGTTCGCAAGTTCGTCGGATGTGTTAACGGTCAGAATGTGTACCAGACTGAAGATTTCTGCTCTGGATACGTGTTCGCTTGAGTCATCTGGGGGAGTACAAAAGATCAGTATTTTAGAAACTGCGCCCCCTTTAAAATCCATCTTTTTCATTAAGTTGCAAAAGTTGGATTTTTTTGTTTTTTAAATTTTAATAATATTAATCTCTTATATGGTATAATTAGTAATACTATAAGAGGTTTCTAATGACTAAAGAAGAGTGGTTACAAGAAATCGAAGAACAAACTCTAGAAGAGTTATTATCATTAGGTCAAACAACTACAACTGAATTGTTTGACGATCCGACCTCTATTATCACTGAAATTGACTACACTACTCAACACTGATTACACTGTCGAGACTGAATTCCTAGAGGATGAAATTGATCTCATGATTGATCTCATTGAAGAGAATGCTGGGGTGTTTGATTCATCCTCGTGGAATATTGCACAGTCTATCTTACACAAACTGATTCAGCCGCTTCGCTCGACCAGTTCGGAAACTGTCCCTGATGAGGCGACGGGTTGGAACTAGTGTGTTTATAATAGGTTCAGTTCAGACAACCGCCTATGTGGGATGAGATTCAAGACATGCCTGGGGAGATCTTCGATCTTGATATTGACGATCGAGAATTGATGCCCCCAGACATGCAACAAGACATCGAAAAAGAGGATCCCCTGACTGATGACTGATCGACTCACAATGCTCACACAACGTGAACAATTGATGTGGGATATTGACGGCATTGTTGAAGAGTTTGCCTGCAACATTGTCCCCCGCATTAGTGAAGACGACATGGAGGATTTAATCAAGACTCTGTGTGATGCTGTCTGCAAAAACTTTCCTGCTGAATGATCATGACCACTGAAAACATCATCGACCGCGATCAACTCCAAGCAGACTACATTAACAGGGTCTTGGATGACATGGACATCAAAGATATGATGGCGATTCTTTATGATTACATGGACGTTGAGTTTGATAAGTATTCAGTCGATGAAATGATAGAACAGGTTGAAGAGTATTACCCTGACCTCTTGGACCAGTCTACCTAGTGGCACAGCATCGGTCGCATTCCTGCTGACCTTGCGCTTATAATGACTTCAGTTCAAACAAACACGATGATCACTGGTCAATACCTCGTCTGCTGCCCCAAGTTGGATGAGCGGGAGTACGTCATGGGCATGGAGGAGGCATGTGATGTCCTGTACTCCATGCACAATGAGAGCGGTTCCTATGCGTGGTGTGAAGACTACCTTGGACACACCGTGATGGAGTATGGCGACCCTGTGGAGGGAATCGCTGAGATGGTGTTCAGTTGACGCACTGTCCACTAGGGGGCGACAGCGCCCCCATTCATCCTCTATACTGACATCAGTTCAAACAAACACATGACCGCTTCCACCATGACTGCCGACACGACCTACAACGGTTGGGCAAACTATGAGACCTGGAACGTGTCCCTATGGATCAACAACGATGAGAGCATGTACCGTCTCGCTCGCATCAAAGGTCACAGCGGATACGACCACCTGATCCCTGCCCTTGAGGTGAACTTCGGGCAGATGACTCCTGACGGTGTGCGTTGGATGGACCCTAGCATCGACACCGATGAGATGGATGAGATGCTCGAAGAACTGTGTGACAACGGTTGATCTGTCCACTGGGGGAGGCGATCTGCTCTCCCCTGTGTCTATAATAAGGACATGAACAAAACACCTCTCATCAAATCAGAAGACGGGATCTTCCTTCATAGCGAGAACCCCTCACCAGTCATGCAAGCGGCGATGGCATCCATCAAAGCAGAGATGCTTAGAGAAGCAGCACAGAGGAAAGCGATCCGAGAAGGACGCATCCCTGCCCCCCGTTACGACAACTGGGGAACCTGGAACATCTCAGACCGTCACTGATCCTACCATGAAACAATTTTTCTCCATCGCCCTCGCCGTTGCTGTCGGCATCGGATTCGCAGACTACCTTAGGGAAGGCGTCAATGCTGGCATCCAACTGATCGAGAATCACGCAGACAATCGGCAAAGTGGTTACGACCCAGGTTGCCCTGGCGTCTGACCGACTATAATAAACACATACACAACACAGCGTGGCGCTCACGCATCTCAACATGTTCCAAACCAACGGCAGCACCCATCACAACGGCGTCTCCAATGAGCACGCCACCATCGACCTGCTCAATGAGCACCAAGTCTACCCCTCCACTGTCACCCACTTGGGAGGCACGAAGCACAAAGCAGACGCCATGGCGGGAGACAAGGGCATCAGCATTAAGCATAAGGCAGGTCTGAAGAATGGGTCTTTCGATTGGGTCAACACCTCAGACATCGATGGCATCATTGACAGAGCAACCCATTTCAGCGATTTCTTCGCCCTCGTCAGGGGTGCGCGTTCTCTCAGCGTTACTGAGCGGGAAGCACTTGTGGAAGATGCCCGCGACCTCTTCAACCGCTGCTGCGAGAAAGCACTAGACAGCATCCACCCCTACGACCTGCTGAACTTTCTGAAGACCAACGTCACAGAGAAGCAGCACGGCATGGGCATCGTCATCAACGACACCAAGCATGAGACCCTCCACATCATGGAGGCAGACCGTCTGATCATGACCCGTTGCATCAACAGCAACTATTCCCCCGAACTGATCAAGGGCAAGGGCAAGTCATCACGTCGCCTCGTCTTCTCATCCTGTGCTGTACCCCATGCCTTTGACTGTGGTCTGCGTGTGAGGGTGACCAGCAACAACGGCATCCGAGCATTCCTCGGACTAAGCAAGGCAAACAAGTCTAGTCAGGTTGTGATCAAGGTGCAACAGGACAACGTGCGGGAGTTCGTGACCAGCGACCCTGACCGTCAGATCCTGACCTATGCCGCTTGAGGCACTGTCCACCATGGGGTAGACATCGCTGCCCTGGGCTCTACAATACACACAACAAAGCAAAACACATGACCAACCCCACCTTCGCTGTTCAACCCACATCCTTCGGTAAGTTTGACGAGCACGGTGCCGACTACGCCATGAACATCGGACACGCTTATCGCATCGCCGCCATCCGTCAGGCAGAGGGAGAGGGAGACCAGATGGTCTGGCGCATCACCAACGGTGAACCCATCGCATGGGTCAGAGTCTACGACGACGGCACCGTGAACAGCATCACCGAGCAGCACCTCGCCACTCTGGTCTGATCAGCAAAAAAACAGTAAATCCGACAGGGGGCAGTATTTTGCCCCTTTTTTGTGGTTGGGCGGTAGCCCGAGCGAAAGTTTTGGGTCCTTCCTAACCTACAAAAGTATCCAGACGACCGATAAATATTATTGGAAAGTCGTTATCTGAAAACCCCCAATATAAAAAAAATCCCGTGGAAAAAAATGACCCAAGAACCTGGAGCTACGAAGACGCTCTCAACAATTTTGAGGAATTCTGCAATTACTTCGACGCAGCAAGTGCTACAGCTGCAGCAAGAATTAGAAAGTCTGAAGCAGGTGGTGGAGCAGCAACAGTTAGAACTGATGAAACTGCGCCAGATGCAAATTTACTACCGCCCCCCGACCTCGGAGGAGCACCTAAAACTACAGGACGTGCTAACGGAACTGTGGGAGAAGACCCACAATGAGTAAGCCCATTGTATGTTACAACGGAACGCCCGACAGTGGGGGAACAGGAAGTTGTAACACGCCGCCTTGTGGTATTGGACCTGTTGGATTAGCGGCAGGCAAGTATTTCGTCGGAGGGTTCCCCGTGATCCTCGAAGGTGATGTATTAACCCCAGCACCTGGAACGACACCGAAAGGGGATCCATGCGTCACTCCCAGGACTGCAATTGGTACGAGCACTAAAGTATTCTTTGGCGGTCGTCGTGTTTGCAGGGTTGGGGATGTCTTAGGGACAAGTGGCGGCACACCGATCACAACGACAATGGCGAATTCCCCTGGTGGGGGTGCTAAGTTCTTTGCGATGTGATATAATAACCAAGTACATTATTCTAGAATTATGGCTCGCAGTAAAGCAGGACTAGGCGTAGCACCTAGTATCGATTCCAAGCCCAAGAGCACGCGCCAGGGGAACGGGAAGAATACTAAATACAGTGCGACCTCCCGTAATAAGGCGCGTAAACCATATCGAGGACAAGGACGATGACCGAGTTTAAGTATACTGTCGGCAAACCTAAGAACCTGCAGTATCGCAGCGACTGGGACACTGATAACGATGGTAACATTGATACAGAAGAGAGAGAAGCAGCAAACCCTAGCGCCGAAAGCTCTGAAGAATCTGAATGAACGTTTTTAGAATACCTGAGTTTCTCTCCGAAAGGGAAGCATCTATATGTTATGAGAGGGTATTAGAGAAAGAGGATGAACTAATGGCGTTGGGGGAGCATGATTACCCCAGCGTCAAGGGAGACAAGTTAACTGGTCGATACCGTTACTACAATGCTCTACAGGACTCCGTAGTGGGTCCTATCATCCTTCCTAAGTATCGTATACTGTTTGGTAGGGGTAAGTGGTTACAAGCATGGTTCAACGCCTTCAGGAAGGGCGACAGGATCGAACCCCACAAGCACTATGATACGAGAGATCCATTACAGAAGGTAATGCATCCCTTTACATCATGTAATTTATACTTAGGTGGTGATAGCAGTGGCGGCACCATCTATGAAGGCAAGACATATGAGAATCACATTGGTGAGTTATTAGTATTTCATGCTGGAATCAGTCATTGGACTGAAGCATATGAAGGAGATGATGTAAGGGTTACCATGGCGACAGACATTCATGTTCGCAAGAATAACCCAGTGATGTTTAAACTAAAATGATTATTGATATTTTCCCCACCCAAATTATTTGTTTTAATTTCAATAAACATAGTAAGTATTTTTTCGTAGATCCTGGAAAGGTAGAAAACACACCACCTGGGTGGTCTTGTGATGTTAATAGTACATTCCCACGTATTCCCGATGATGATCCCTTAGTCCTACAAGACGTAAGGGATCGTCTTATTGGTGATATTGAGAATGCATGTAATAACGAACTACGACGTGAGGGATTGCAACCTTGTGAGATGTTGACGTTTTGGTATAACATGTATCACGAAGGTCAATATCAAGAACGTCATGACCACATGGATGGAAGGCGACCAGTATTCCTAAGTGGTGTTTATTACAATAGGAAACCATCTCCGACAACATTCTATCCAATATCAACACATTACCGATCTATGAGGTATCGTGGTATTGAGAGGAGTGGTATTAGGGAATCAATGTATGATAGTTATCACTTCAAACCAAGTGAAGGTCAGATTATCTTGTTTCCTCCATATCTGGAACATGAGGTTCTCAGAAGAGATGATAAGGATGGTCGATTAACATTTTCATTTAACTTAGTATTACAACGATGAAGAACTATTTTGAATTAAATGAAAATCAATCCATTGAGTATGGAATGATAGAAGGCAAATCTCCATATGCTTACATTGATAACTTTTTCAAGTATCCTGAAGATGTAATCACGTTACTACACCACATTCAACCAAACTTCCATAAAGAAGGTGGTACTAGTAATAATAGTATGGACAATGCTGTTCATCAGAATAAACTTCGCAATCCAGATGAACCCACTGGTCGTAAGAACCATAATGGTGAATATTTTAAGGATATGCGCCATGAATTCTATAGCGACAATATTTTACCAGCATATGAGCATTTACATCGAGTATTGCTAGGTATGGGTATTAGACAAGTACCATGTGATCGTCGTGCTGTAATTTCTAATTGTTTCTTTTTTAAGAAAGACCCCTGGAATGATTATGAAAATAATTATTGGTGGCCACATAAAGATGCTGGATATTCTGCTCTGATCTATCTAAACGAAACTGATAATACTGGTACTAACGTCTATAAGTGCTTAGCACCAGATTATGAAGGAGAAGATGTTAGAGAGCATGAGCAACCATGGCGTCCTAAGGAAAACTATGCATTGTTGCATAACTTAGAACCTAGGTATAACCGTGCAGTAATATTTGATGGTGCAAAGTATCACCATGGTATGAATATCCATGATGATTATTTTGCTGGTAATGTAACAAGAATGAACTTAGGATTCTTTTTCCATAATTTACAACCTGGAGATGCCCCACGATGATTTTTAAAATTGATAATTTTTGCAATATTGAAGAATGTGATCAAATCATCGAAGCACTGAAAGAGATTGCAGGTGATATGCACGACATGTATCACATTGGTAAGTCTCATGGTCATAATCCATTGAAGCACGAGACTGTTTATCAAATCTTGAAACCAAAACTGCATTTATTGTTTGGTACTGGTAAGTTCTACTCTGCATGGGGTAATATCATCAAACCAGACCTTTATATTATGGAGCACAACCACGATGAACATGCTCCTAGGTATGGAAAGCCTTTTACATGCACAAACCTCTTCCTAGGGGGAGATACAAAGACTGGTACAAGGTTTGGTGATGAGTTGCATGAGAATAAGCATGGACAACTACAGATCTTCCCATCTGAACTAAAGCATGATGTACCTCATAACAAAAGTGGTGACTTTAGGTATTCTCTAGTTATTGATGTTATGCCTATTCGCTATGATGTAGATTGGATTAAAATCTAAATAGTTAAAGGGATGGAACCCCGTTAAAAGTTCCGTTACACATTTAACGGAGACAATTATGGGACACCCCAAGCATCTCGACGGTAGCGTCGATAAGAGCGAAGATTTTATTGCACAAGGAATGACTCTTATCACTGAGATTGATAGTGAGAAGTATTTGAAAATGTCGGCAGAACGTAAGAAGGAAGAAGCAAAGCGTCAAGAACTCCGTGACCGTTGGGCGGAATGACGCTAAATAAAGTGATGCTATCAATCACTTAATGCCGTCTACTGTACCGTTTAAGGATTTATCCCTTTCTTTCGCTAAAAACAAGGTCACTGAAGACCTTTTGGTGAAGAAGGAAGATGCTGCGGTAAAGCAGGCGGTTTTGAATGTTCTTCTGACTAATAAAGGAGAAAGAGTATACGATGCACAGTATGGTTCTAATGTTAGAGCATACTTGTTTGAACCACTAGATTTTGGTACTGCTGGTAGTATTAAAGATGAAATAGTTAGGACACTCACGAGGTATGAACCAAGGGTTACGATTCAAGAGTGCTTAGTCGAACCTAACTTTGATTCTAACGGTTTTGATGTGCGATTGGACTTTAAAGTTCTCAGTCGTGCTGATGTACCACGTATATCAATTGAGTTCTTCTTAAATCGTAGTCAGTAATGCCTTACACTCAACTTGCGAATCTAGATTTCGCAGACATCAAAGCATCCTTGGTTGATTACCTCAGAGCGAATAGTGATTTCACTGATTACGACTTTGAAGGGTCAACTTTGAGCACAATGCTAGATGTACTAGCATATAACACTTATTACACTGCGTTCAACACGAACATGGTGATCAATGAGATGTTCTTGGATTCCGCGTCCTTGAGAGACAATGTGGTGTCCCTGGCGAAGCAGATTGGATATCGCCCCAGGTCTACTACTGCACCACTGGCTAAGTTAGATTTCTCAATTTCTTACAGTGGACAAGGAACTATCCCATCAACATGTGTATTGAAGAGAGGAACTGGTTTCACTACATCATTTGATGACGCTATCTATCAGTTTGTAGTTGTTGATGATCATGAAGCACCTCTAAATGGTAACACTGCTAATTTTGGTACAGTTGACGTATATCAAGGAACATTAATTAAGCAGTCGTTTACTATTAACACTGCACTGAAGAAACAGAAGTTTGTTCTCAATAATCCTGGTCTAGATGCATCTACAATTAAGATCAGAGTGTATGAAAACGAAACCAGCACATCTTATGAGACATATGATGTTGCAGACAATATTTTAGACCTAGATTCATCATCTAAAGTTTTCTTTGTTGAAGAATCACTTGACGAACAATATGAGTTGTTCTTTGGTGATGGCGTCTATGGTAAGAAGTTACAGCACAATAATTTTGTAGAAGTAACATATGTTGTTACTGATGGCGAAGATGCAAATGGCGCTAAGACATTTTCGTTCTCTGGTATTCTAACATCCAAAGCTGGAACACCATTCAGTTTCACGCCAACCGTCACAACCGTCTCAGCAGCGCAGGGAGGCGCTGAAATTGAGTCTGTGTCGTCTATTAAGTATTCTGCTCCAAAGACCTTTGCTGCCCAAGACAGAGCAGTTACAAGCGATGATTACGCTTCTATTGTTAGAAAGGTTTTCCCTGCAACTGCAGACATTATTACATTTGGTGGAGAGCAGGATGAACCACCTGAGTTTGGTAAAGTTAAGATTGCTATCAAACCAAAGGTAGGAACTGCACTATCCGCATTCACAAAGCAGGACATTGTTAAGAAACTGAGAGATTATACGATTGCATCGGTTACACCCGAAATCATCGATCCCTCTATTCTATACATTGAGTTGAACTCTACTGTAAGCTATAAGTCTTCTAAGACTACTGAGACTAAAGCAGAGATTAGCAAGAAAGTCACAACTGCAGTTGATGAATACACTGCATCTAGTCAAACTGAGAAGTTTAACGGCAGATTCCGTCATTCTAGATATGCAGCAGTGATTGATGGCGCAGATCCTGCAATTTCTTCAAATATTACAAATGTTACATTGAGAAAGGATTTCTATCCTACCCTCAACTCAACATTCTACTATGAACTATGTTTCTTGAATGAATTCAAAGATTCTTGTGATGATCCAGTCATGAAGTCTACTGGATTTGTTGTATCAGAATATCCAACATTTACTGTATATCTGGAAGATGATACCGCTGGTAAAATCGACCTATATAGACTGAATTCTCTAACTGGGGAAAAGGTTTACGTACAGAAAGAAGTCGGTGAAATTGATTATCAAAAAGGCGAAATCAAACTGTACAACTTAACTATTATCTCAGGTAGTTTTTCTGATAACAAAATTGAAATTCGCGTAGACCCTGCATCTAAAGATGTAAACGCTGTACGTGAAGTTTATCTTGACGTTGATATCTCCAAATCCAACTTTAGTGCTGTTCCAGAATGAACTTAAAGTCTAGAAACATCTCGTATCTGATTGAGAATCAGTTACCTAATTTCATTGTAGAGGACTATCAACTATTTGCTAGTTTTCTAAAGTCTTACTATGGGCAACAGGAATTAAGGGGTGGTGTTCTAGACCTTATTAATAACCTGACTAATTACCGTGATATCAATTTCTATGACAAGTCAGTATTCGCCACAACAACTCTATCATCTGCTGCTAGTAACTCACAGACGAGTATCAACGTTGTATCTACAGAAGGGTATCCTGATCAGGGACTGGTAAAGATTGATGATGAGATCATTTTCTACAGCTCCAAAACTGATACAACGCTAGACGGACTAAAACGTGGTGTACATGGTAATACAACTCTTGGAGATTTATATCATACATCCAATTTTGTTTCTACTGTAGCAGATAACCATGCTGTAGACTCAAAAGTACAAAATTTAAGTAATCTATTTTTATTCAGTCTGATTCAGGGATTTGAGTCAGAATATCTTGCAGGTATCCCAGAAAAGTATCTGAGAGGCGAGATTGATAAGAGAACTCTTATTAAGAACATTGGATCTTTCTACAAAGCTAAAGGAACCAAGCGTTCTATCCAGTTTCTGTTCAATGCGTTAATTAGCAGCACAGAGACTGATGTGTATTATCCAAAGGATACTACATTAAAAGCATCTGAGTCTGACTGGTCCAATGTTTATGCTATTAGAGTTCTTGCTCTTAGTGGAAACCCAGAAGATTTAATTGGTGAAACCATTTCAGAAAGTAGTGGTAACTTTGCATCTGCTG